CTCTTCTCTCTCCTCACTCTTTCCCTCCCTGCTGGCTGCACTACAAACTGTGCGTTAATAAGATAAAGCTCAACACGCCTACGATGCATTCCTGAATCATATACATACTCTATAACTTTACCCTTGCGCCTCACAGAGAAGCACTTCTTATGTAGGTTTCGATAAACCTCAAGTTTATCTCCACGCTTGATCTTAGATTTCTGGGCCATGCACCTATTATATCACAGTTGAGAGGGGATGTCAAGCCCCTCGTCTTCGAAACGTCACTTATTATTTAGTGTCGTGCCGTCGCATACCCAAAAGTCCATAGCCCACGATGTCCTGGTAAGGATTTTCAGAGAATGCAGTGGGATTAGAGGCTATGCGAAATAGTTTATCTAAGATTCTTACAAGGGTAAGGAGATCATCATACTGGTCGGGCTTGATACCATTAGGATACATTTGCCTTAAACACTCCCCACTCTTCCCAAAAGAATCACCATAGGCTGCATTCTTGTCAGTTACGAGTTTTCCTACTTTTTTTCCTATATCTGAATAATCCATCTAAGTATTTCTCCATTGGAGCCTCAGGATCGTTTCTAAGACACTTTTTGTATGGTATAGGTGTCCTAGTACCTTTGAAAATGAGGCCCTTAGAACGCAATTCCCAAAAAGGGGTATTGGTAGGACGAGTGGGAGTCGAACCCACACCTGTACGGATTTTAAGTCCGATGCCTCTGCCAGTTGGGCTACCGTCCCTCATTCCGTACATTCTTCTTCTACGAAGCGATACTCTTCTGTGAAGTCGTCTTGAAATCGTTGAAACCCTAGAATAGCATCTACCGCATACTCCGATAGACGTTCTAATAGATCCACAGATTCTTCAGTAAGATCATAGTTTGTTTGAACCTCTTCAAACTTATCCTCCAAGTCATTCATGCTAGAAGCAATAGAATCAAGAAGAACACTAATGTCACTCATCTTCTTATCTAAACTCATAGTTACTCCTTACTCATTAGTCTATATGCAATCCAACGTTTGCGCCCTTCTTTAGGACGATTTCTCTTTTCACAACGATAGACAAAAGATTTCTTACTTCCTTTATCCCCCTGGGCCATCTTTTCAAGATGAGCTTGTGCATCTTTCTCATCTTGAAAATACCCGTAAATCAATCTGCCGTTCATCATACTCCTTAAATTAAAAATGGCTCCCAGGGTAGGGCTTGAACCTACAACCTACGGATTAACAGTCCGACGCTCTACCAATTGAGCTACCTGGGAAGGTTCACTACTTACCCTTACTCCATATCGACAGGCGCACCATCGTTCACAATCTTGAGATCGACGGGCTTTGCATTGCCCCCTAAAGCATCTTCCTTTTCTAAACCAAGAATATCCTTCATCTCAGTGATACCTTCGGTCATCTCTTTTTGTTGTCTCTTGAAATCTTTCAACTGCACTTCCAGTTGAGTAATTGCCTCTGAAATAGCCTTATAATTGGCCTCGTAACCTTCTAAAGCTTTCGCCACATACTTTTCCATTTTTTCACTCATAATATAACTCCTTATGTTATTGATTATCTGGTCGGCCCGACAGGGATTGAACCTGTGACCTTCCGCTTATAAGACGGATGCTCTTACCGACTGAGCTACGGGCCAGTATACTATAATAGGTTCTTCCCTAAGACTTTTATAAAAAACCCTCTCTAAATTTCTTTAGAGAGGGTAGGTAGCGAAATTCCAAGCCAGTTAATTACGTCGTCACACGGCAGCTTGGTTCCCTGTATCTTCTTCATTCTGTAACCCTACAAGAGTTAGCTTATCGTCCACAATCTTAGGAGTGTACAAAGCTCCCTTCTTTTTAGGGAGGTTACGCTCCAAAAGGGTTTGAGCAATAACTGTGGCTACTTCATTCTTAATAAATCGTTTAATGTGGCGTGCTCCATACTCCTCTGAATATCCATTATCTACAATGAAATCTAACAAAGCTTTATATCGTTTAATTGGTATATTTCTTAGAGCTAGTGTAGCAATTTTACGTAAGTGAGATCTTTCTAATGTATTAAAAAATATGTAATTGTCAATCCTATTCATGAATTCAGCAGGAAAATTCTTCTTAACAGACTGTTTAATTTCCTCTTGTGAACCTGACACTGACACATTCTTATCACTAAATCCCAGTTTCTTCCCCAATCTGATATTGGATACCCCCTGGTTAGAAGTAAAGATAAAGATAGACTCAGAAAAATCTAAGACCCTCCCCATATTATCTGTACATGTCCCCTCATCAAGGAGGGAAAGAAGGAAATCATAAAACTTAGTGTGAGCCTTTTCAATCTCATCAAAGAGTATTACCCACTTGTTAGACTTCTCAGCTTTATCAGCCATCAAACTCTTATCAGAATGCCCCACATAACCAGGAGGGGAACCAATAAGCTTGGCATACTCATGTGAACCAGAATATTCAGCACAATTGATCTTCCAGAAGTTACCACTATACTTTTGTCCTAGAAGTCGTGCTAGCTCAGTTTTACCTACACCCGTTGGTCCAATAAAAAAGAATGATGCACTCTTATACAAACCACTGGCAATGAGCTTGACGTTATTAACTACTCTACATACCGCTTCATCCTGGCCTACTAAATTCTTTTTGATATACTTATCAAGACCACTTACATCATTCAAAGTCTGAATAGACTTCAAGCTTGTGGGAGGAGGTTCCATGGCCGCAGCTTGTGCAAGCATAGCACCCATAGCTTCTTGTACATCTTCAAGGTAAGTGCCGTTGTTAATATCAGCACAAACAAAATTCAAATCAAAAGGAGGATATGCCTCAATAATAGATTTGTAAACTGCTTGGAGTACAGCTAACTTCTCAGCATCTTCTTTTGGTAAATTCTTAAAGAAATCTTCGGGGTTATGAAGAAAGTTTTTAACTATGTGAGTAATGTAACTCTCAATAGTAATAGGGTTCTCCAGCTCACTTATTTTCTTTTTAACAGAAAAGTAAGCACGACGCTCCTCAGACATAGAAAGTTTTTTGATGAGAAGAACTAGGTTGATCTCATCACAAATTACTTTATAAAATTTTAGGTCACTCATTTAGTCAGTTAAGTTATCGAGTTGTGAATACAAAGAATCAACATCCGCATTTCCTGTACCCTTACTTTGATTTGTTTCTAGTTTAATCAAAAGGTCTATAACCTTAAGAATACTAGTCTTGGATGTTTGAGCAAGCTTAAGACAATCTACCATCAAATTTTTTGCTGACGCATCTTGAGGGTTGTCATCTAACATTTGTCTAAAGAACCTATGGGTCTCTAGAGCAAATTTTCTATCTTCATTAGCTTCATCAATTACTTTTTTACAAATCTTCTGTAGTCGGTTAGGATCTATCGGAGGATTCTTCAGAATGTAAGGGCTTGGCATCCCATTTCTCCTTTAAATGTTTTTGAACGAAGGAAGTAATCATTTCTACATATTCCTTTCGTCTAATCTCATGATCAGGTAGCCACGCACAAGGTACAACAGGATTAAAGTCCTCTAGGATCTTTATTGCGGGTCTTATAGATGTGTTCTTCTTCATCTTCTTCATATACTTCTTCATACAGTGAAGGATCAGTCCTGAACCAGTCTACTGAATCAGTCTGCTGTGGTTTATACTTATCCTTTTTCTTAACGAGTTTAGGTCGCCACTCTTTATCATGTCTATGTGTTCTACCCATGGTTATTCATCATCCCAATCGAGTTGGCTAAACATTTCCCAATCATCATCATCATCTTCTTCCTCATAAATAAAGGTTTTCACATTTCGAATGCGACTAAGTTTTCTTGCAACCTTACCCTTATTTGGAAAGCCGAAGGACACTACTTTTTTCTTATCGTCCCAATACATTATAGCACACTCAGGGTCAGAATCCATAGTATCCGACACTAAATTATACACTCTACACAGATTAAAATACTCCAGGAACTCTGGATGTGCATTTTGAAACTTTTTTAAACCGTGTCTACGGTTTAAATAAAATTGCATTTGGGAAACGGTGATATACGTTCCGTCTGGTCCTTCATGCAAAGGTTCTTTGGGATCGTAATTTCTAGACATAATGAAATTAGGGGGAAAGGAAATTATCCCTCCCCCTATTATTATTTAATTGAGACTAACAAACTCTCTACTATATTTACTAGCCAAGTCCCACAGTTCTGAATTAAATTTCACATCTTTTTGGATGTTTGTAATGGGGCGAACCATTCTTCGCGTAGCTCCGTTACGGAAACCTCCGCGAATAACGTTCTCTTGGGCTACATTGAACGTAGTCCAAAGGTCATTACTCTGATCCTCAGTACGACGGAATCTAGAAACTTCCTGCACCAAATCCTCAGTTGTGTCCTCACCAAAGCGAATGCGTGCTGCATCCGTAAAGAAGCTCATGCGAGCCTTAGGATCGAGATCAATAGTCTTCCACGTATTAATCTTGTCCGACAGTTTAGTAGCATTCATGACAAGCTTACGTGATGCATCTTGCACTTGCTCTGCCTGGAAACCAATGTGACGAATGTGAATGCTTCCGAAATCCTCTTCCGAAACTACCATACCATTCGAACAAATCATCCTGAACACACCTCCGCGAAGAAGGTAGCTACCCAAACCGTTGTGAGCATTAATCAAAAGCATCTCAGGGAACGAATCCCCCACGCCGAACGAATCCATATCGAGGTCGTTGTGACGCAGCCTGATGATGTGCTTGGCGTGCTCCTTGCTCCAGGTGCGTGCGCGTACCTGTTCGGCCTTCCAAGCCGTCCAGCCCTCATCCTGAAGGATCTCAAGGATGTCTGTGGTAGGGAGGAAGGAGTAGCGATCTGACACGCGACCATTCTCAGGTGCCGTAGCAAAGGCCGCAGGGGCGTAAGTACG